TTCTTTTTCACCAAGATAGTCCATGGCATTAGACAGATAGAATTCTACTGTAAATGCCGATTCGAATCGTTTGACCGGATCTTCACCGAATAATAAATCACGAGCTTGGTCATTATCATTAGGTAAATAATATCCGTCAAAACCCATTATTTTAATTGATTCGCATATCAAATCTTCATAGAGTCTTTGCTCGCCATATTTGGCGTTGTAGTTGTTAAAATATTGGCTAGTTGCCATAATTCCAATCCTTAAATTTTGGACTATTGGATTTAAGTCTATAAAGAACAGTTTGAACTGATTTTAAATTATATTTTTCTTTTATTTCAACCAAACCAATATATTCTTGACCTTCAATTAAATATTTTTTTGAAAATTTTTTACTTAAAAGTTTTCCTAATTCTGGCCTTTTTTTTCCAAAATTAGGATTACCTTCACCAACATAACTTCTTCTAGTATATGTACCTTTAGGAATTTTTCCAATTTTACTTAATCTAATTGCTTCACAATGTTCTTTAGATTTTGTGTGGTTTTTTAATTTTTGTCTTATTTTATTTTTTGTTTCTTCTGTATGAAATTTACAGAAAAAATTACCATCACCATTGTGTTGATTATAATATTGGGCATTTTCTGCCGCATTTATTTTTATTAATAATTTGGTTTCTTTTTTAATTAAAGTTTGAAAATTTCCATATTGTAATATTTTTCTTTCAAAATCATTTGGTCTTTTTTTGTATTCTTCCAACATAACTTTAGACGAACAAATGTATCCATCATTAATAGTTCCTTTATGGACACCAATATAAAACATATTTTTGGTTTTATCAAACCATTGATATAAAAAAGAATCCATTACCATATTAGTTTAAGAACCATTCTAATGGAGCGTAGTATTGTGTGGCCATCTCAGCTTCTAAAGCTTTAATTTCTTCAAAAGATTCATCATAAATTTTATCACCATTTAATGTAACGCCACCAGGTAGTTGTAAATTATTGAATTTTTTAAGATTGGCACCCCAAGTTCTCTTGATAAGTGCCGTGGCATACTCTTTTAACCAACGGTCATTCCAAACTTTACCATACACATCTGGATTAATTAGTGCATATGATTCAGCAACAACAACTGTACCAACTGGACATTCACCTGAACCCCATGCCCAATCAATAAAGAGTTTTTGCATATGTCTTTGGAATCGAATAGGTACCTCTCCAGTAAACATTAACTCCAATGAACGTAAGTGTTGTTGTGTAAGAGTATAGTTAATGTATGATGCGGAGGTGAAGTCATAGAGTTCGTTTAGACGAAGCTGATATCTTAGGTCAAACATATTGACAGTTGCCTGAGAATCCATCAATGGGAATATGCGTGAAATACCAACAATCTCCATTGGATTGCCTTCGGCATCTTGCGAATTACTTAAATCGAGGTATTTTTGGTTGATATCATCTTGTGTAACATAATGAATCCAATAGACCTTTTGTAGTCCATCAAAATGGTAATCTTGCCAATATTGAAGTGCATCGTCAATACGGTCTTGAACTTGGTCTGGATCCACATTAATATCGATTACCGGAAAACCTAATCGTCTTAGGCAGTAATCTGTGAAATCATTTCTATTGGTTACTTGGGCCATGTATAACTCCTATATTAGAGTATTTATGTAATACCAGAAATTAAATTTAAATTTTTAATATTCCAGGAAATCTAGGTCCTTCTTTAATAGCCACCAACCAAGCTGTTGTTACACATACATTTATACTTTTCATCCAATCATTTGGAAAATGTGTATCTCTACGATATTCTTGGAATCGAATGTTTGTGTTATCTATAAAATGAGCTAAGTTGGCGTCTGTATAATATAAAAAACTATTTTCATTCCAATAACTTACATGAGTTGGGTCTTGAAAAGCACCACGGCCATCGGTACTAGGTACATCTATAAATGCCCATCCACCATGAGCCAAAACCCTATGTATTTCTGATATAATTTTATTCTTGTCATGTAAATGTTCAATAACATGACTTGCATTTAACACACCAACCGAATTATCAGGTAAAGGAATACCATTATTTAAGTCAGCCTGAAGGTCGGCAGTATCTCTTAAATCAACAGTAAAGTAACCAGGATATGGATTTAATCCACCTCCAATATCAACTTTTAATAATCCATTTAATTCCGCATCTCTTTCAGCTAATTGGCGAGCATATTGTCTATTTAATTCAACTGTTTTAACTTGTATGTCGGCATTTCTACTGTTCATAGAAGTATTAACACCAGTAATACGATAAATGTATAATACTTTTGGTATACGAATTATTTTGGTTTTTAAATATGTTCTGATACAAAGTTCGTGGTCATCACAGATTTCTAATTCTGGATTATGACCACCTAATTCTTTATATACAGATTTTCTCCATGACCTAACGTGGTCTGGCGCAAACCAAATATAACATAATGAATGACTTGTAGGTTCAAAACTATTCATGGCATACATTTCTTTGCCTTTATAGTTAAACATACGATAAGTCCATCCATTACTTTCATCGTATGGTACAAATCCATCTGTCATATGATACATAGCGTCATCAGAATAAACAAATCCAACAGTTTCATCTTGATAGGCTTTATTTAATTCATCTAAACAATCTGGAGTTATCATATCATCATGGTCAACTTCAACTAATATATCACCTGTACCCAAATTAAAAGCATCATTTTTTAAACGGCCAATGTTACCAGACACACCATTATAATTAAATATTTTAACACGAAAATCTTTTCGTATTCTCTCAGGTAAATGTTCTGGTGTGCATTTTCCGTTGGTTAAAATTACCCATTCCCAATTACCATAAGTTTGTTCTAGTATTGAATCATAAAGTTCATTAAGAAAGGGAATATTTTCTGAACTGTGTTCGGGTGTAATAATACTAAATTTATAATATATCATAATCAATCAAAGAAAAATAAATGTGTTAACCTACCGTCTTGTTCATTTTGACCAAAATACGGACCTGCTGAATGAATACAACGAGCATCCATAATCACCAAACGATTATATAAATTACCAGCTGAATCTACAATATCAAATTTATTAGAATCATAAAAACCTCCAGAAAAAGCCCGGTCAGCATCTACATCCGATGAATGTCTTGTGCCATTAATTTTAGATTGATGTAATCTAGTACCACTTTCTAAAGGTGCATTTGGTGTCAAGTAAATCATTGCTGCCCAAGTTTGTTGGTCGTAATGATATACTTGTGGGTCATGAGCTCTAGTAATTTGAAAACATCCATTCCAACCTTGTTCAAAATCTTTGATTGGTTCTCCCATAATAAATTCAAAAGCTTCTTTAAGTCCTTTTGGTCGATATGTTGTGGTTGACCTTAAACCTTTATACCACCTTAAATCTTCTTGATATTCAACTTGTGATAAAGCAAATTCTCTAATTTGGTCAGGATTATTATAGAAGTTATCTACAATAAACATTCTTTTATTATGTGATGTATTAATAAAAAATGGTAATGTTTGTGTGGAATTTTGTAAATCATTTTGATATACAGCAATATTATGTAAATCTTGTACCAACGGTCCGCCATCATGATACATGGCCGCATCAATAAAATTTGTATATGTTGGATAAGGATTGGTTCTTTCTGGCTGCATCATAATACTAGTATATTTGAGCATATTTTTCCAATCTTTTAATTCTTGGTATTTTTTGGCCAATCCTATTAAATGGTCATTTCTACCTGGTGCAAATCCATCAGCCGCTTTTAAATAACTTATTTGTTTTTCATTATCACCAAAATATCCATAAATTTGTGCAATCATTAACACCGACATATAAGATACTTCATCAATGTATTTTGCTGAATGTGTTTTACTGAAATCATGAAAGTGATTAATATATTCACCAAAATAATAGATGCATCTACGTCCATATTCTTTCTTTTGGCCTTCACCTAATGGAAAATTATTTGATTCCCATGCATCAAAATAGCTTTTACCAATATACCAAAAATGATATAAGTCTGTTTTAAAAGTATTTTCGGCCATCATCTTTTCTTCTAAGATAAGAGCATGACTCATAAATTTTGTTGGTACACCCCAACTTTGGCCTTCATTAAATCCTATTTGTCTAAAAGATTTAGGTAACATCACTCTTTGAAAATTTTCACCAATAGATTCATCGGCACAATAGACAGTTTCATGGCAAGGATCATGATTAAAACGCCAAGATAATTTAGCATTCCACATCCAACATCTAGTATATGTTGATGTACCTTGAACACAAGGAATTTCCCAAGATTGAATTGTGGTATTATCTAGTATTGACCAATCAAAAGCATCATCAACTTCTAAAATCTCATCACAATCCATTTTAAGAATCCAATCACAACCATGGTCTATACTTTGACAAGTCTGTGTAAGATGGTCACGATTCCAACCAAAACCAACCCAACCTTCTTCTACATCATATAGAACACCCGGTATTTGTTTCTCTGTAAAAAATTGTTTAACTATTTCATCTGTACCATCTGTTGAACCATTATTTTGTATTACCCAAAAATCAATATATTTGTAACAGGATTCCAACATTCGTCCAATTGTTTTAGATTCATTTTGAAACATTGTAGTCATTACAATTTTACATTTTTTTTCTGCCATTATTTTACCCTTCTTTCAATCAATTCCAAAATTTCTTTATCATTCTCTTGCTCTTTTGTTGGACTATACAAAGCTCTTTTTCTATTTGGTGTATAGGGTGTTGGGTCAGTTAGATAATAAGTAGCCACACTTTTTCTATAAACACCTTCTGGACAATTAATTGGTTCATTAAAACCGTGCCATGAATTTTTTGAAGTGTCAAAAATAACAGCACGATTAAAAACACAATCTATTGTTACCATTTTTTCTTTTGGTTTGTTTAACTCATTATCGTGTGACCAGAATTCTAAATTACCACCCCATTTTGGATCCCAATCTGGTGTTAGGTATAGAATGAGATTGAGTTTACGCTCTAGGTTTAATTTTGGATGCAAAGCATAATCAAGATGTACGTTTAATTTTCCACCACGACCATGAATGTGCCAACCACCTCCATGTAAACCCATATCGGAATAAAGATTTTCTAGTTGCATAAAATCTTTTAGACAATCAGTAAACTCTATACCATTTAAATCATTAAAGAGTTTATAGGTTAAAGGTGGAAAATTAAACCAATTGTTAATTGTTTTCTTTACTTCCAATGGATTATCATAATCATACCAGAGTGATGAATGAAAATCTGGAAATTCAACTGAGAGTTTTTTGGCTGTTTCTAATGATAAAAAGTTGTCAACAATAAAATATTCAAAAGGTTCAGTCTCCATAATAATATCATTCATTCTATCTCCATTTAGGTCCTTCAAACCAGGCCGCTATACTATATCTAGTGCCTCTCAGGACAGGGTTTGCACGATGCCTAAACATTGAAGGAAAATAAATGATTGAACCTTGATTTTTAATTTCTTTATCAAGTGGTGAAACACCTTCTGTAATTTCAAAATCACCACCTTGATATTCATCGGGATCGGTTAATTGAATAATACAGGAAAGTTTTCTGTGGTATAATGGATCATTGTTCATCCAAAATACATCGTGGTGTTCTTTGTATTCACCTTTATCGAGATAACTATATTCAGCTATTTGAATAAATGGTAATCTTGTAATGTGAACATTAAAGAAATCTCTGTTGGCTTGTATGCCTGTTTTCCATAGCTCATCAAATAGCCAAGAAAATTTTGGATTGTCAGAATTAACAAATCGGATTTTACTTCTTCGATAAGATAAATCTACCGTAGTATTTTCACCTAGACCTAAAATACCATCTTGTGTTGGTATATCTGCCGCATCTGAAATAATTTTTTCACAAGTTTGTTTGTTAAAGTATGATTTAAAATAACACCACTCACCATTCATATATTCACCTATAATTTTGATTTAATATAATTTATTTGCTCTTTTTGTTGTTTGAGAGCCTCAACCAGTAGAGGTACAACCATACTGTAATGAATTGTCAAATAATTTTCACCTGATTTACTATCTCCATATTTATCTTGGTCAAATGGAGCAATTCTAATAACTTCAGGTAAAACAGAATTTACATCTTGTGCAATCAATCCTATTTCACGACCAGAATTATTAAAACCTTTTTCTATAGCTAAATCGTTCCATTCATAATATACACCATTTATTTTTTCTAATTTACCTAGTGCGTTATCAATATTACCTAAAATATCTTTTAATCTTCTGTCTGAATAATATGCAACAATATCTCCTGTAGCACGAACTTGGCCTGTAGTACCAGATGCAGGAGTATTTACACCTAAAGAATTAACTTGGGTTGGTGCTGATCCTGAACCGCCTGCTGGACCCTGAGCTCCAGGTGAACCTGTTGAACCTTGGAATCCTGATGGACCTGTACCGCCTGCTGGTCCTTGAACACCTTGTCTACCTTGGAATCCTATTGGACCGGTACCGCCTGCTGGTCCTTGAACACCTTGAGCTCCAGGTGAACCTGTTGAACCTTGGAATCCTGCCGGACCTGTGCCACCGGCTGAACCTTGAACGCCTTGTCTACCTTGGAATCCTGCTGGACCTGAACCACCCGTTGAACCTTGAACACCCTGAGCTCCAGGTGCACCTTGTGGTCCTTGGAATCCTGATGGGCCAGGACCACCGGCTGAACCTTGAATACCTTGTCTACCTTGAAATCCTGATGGACCTATACCGCCTGCTGAACCTTGCGTACCTTGAACACCTGGAGTTCCTGCTGGTCCTTGAAAACCTGCTGGTCCTGTACTTCCTGTGGTGCCTGTTGTGCCTGTAGAACCTTGTGGTCCTTGAGCGCCAGGTATTCCAGTTGGTCCTGTTCCTCCTGTAGAACCTTGTGCTCCGGGACTACCTTGAACACCAGGAACTCCTGGAGAACCTGTTGTTCCTATAACTCCAGTAGTGCCTTGTGTACCTTGGAATCCTGATGGACCTGTGCCGCCTGCTGAACCTTGAGCACCAGCAGGTCCTTGAGCACCTTGAAACCCTTGCGGTCCTTGAATACCTGATACACCTGGAGTTCCTATTGAACCTTGAGCACCAACAACTCCAGCTGAACCTTGAGCACCAGCAGGTCCTTGAGCACCTTGTCTACCTTGTGGTCCTTGAATACCAGAAACACCGGTGGTTCCTATTGAACCTTGAACACCTGCAACACCTGGAACACCTTGAGGTCCAGTTGGTCCTTGAGCGCCAGCAACACCTTGCGGTCCTTGAACACCCGATACACCTGGAGTTCCTGTTGGTCCTTGAACACCAGCAACACCTGCTGGACCTTGAGCACCAGCAGGTCCTTGAGCACCTTGAAACCCTTGTGGTCCTTGAACACCAGAAACACCTGTGGTTCCTATTGAACCTTGAACACCAGCAACACCTGCTGGACCTTGAGCACCAGCAGGTCCTTGAGCACCTTGTGGTCCTTGAAATCCTGCTGGACCTTGAACGCCATTTGTTCCTTGAGCACCTTGAAAACCTGTTACGCCTTGAGGACCTGTTGCACCTTGTGGACCTTGAGGTCCTGCTATACCTGTTGTTGAACCTAACCATTGACCATTAGCTGCAATAACATCAGTAATGCCTACCGTTAATCCATTTTCGACAATAAAATTATTTTGATTAGACATTATCTATTCTCTATTTTCTGCATTAATGTTGCTAATTTTTCTTGTTGTTCTTTAATGGCTTGTATAATAATAGGTACCAATTTTTCATATTGTACCGTTAAATAATTTTCACCTGACTTACTCTTATTATGTTCATCTAAATCAAATGGAGCAGGTTTAATAATTTCTGGTGCAAATGGTTTAATTTGTTGTGCAATTACACCAACTTGTCTTTGAGTATTTTGATAACCATAAGACTGAGCTAATTTGTTTGGGTGATAATAGATACCACTCATATTTTGAACTTTAAATAAACAATCTTTAATTACTTCAATATTTTTCTTCAATCGGCCATCTGAAGCATATGCAGTAACTTGACCTGTTGCCCATATGTATCCTGTTGGAGCGCCTGATGTATTGATAGATAAAGTTGAAACAGTTGCATCACTACTTGTACTTGAGCCTCCACTTGAACCTGGTGTACCAGTAGAACCTGTTGGTCCTGTAGAACCTTGTGGTCCTTGGAATCCCGACGGGCCAGTACCTCCTGCTGGACCTTGAGCACCTTGTGGTCCTTGGACACCAGATGGTCCTGTACCTCCAGCTGGTCCTTGAACACCCGCTGGTCCTGTACCACCTTGTGGTCCTTGAAAACCAGATGGACCGGTTGTGCCTGCTGGACCTTGAGCACCTTGTGGTCCTTGGACACCTGTTGGTCCTGTACCTCCAGCTGGTCCTTGAACACCTGTTGGTCCTGTACCACCTTGTGGTCCTTGAAAACCGGATGGGCCTGTATTACCCGCTGGTCCTTGAGCACCTTGTGGTCCTTGAATACCAGATGGTCCTGTATTTCCTGTTGGACCTTGAACACCTTGAACACCAGGAGAACCTGTTGGTCCTTGAAAACCTGCTGGACCTTGAGCACCTTGAACACCGGATGGACCTGTGCCTCCCGCTAAACCTTGTCTACCTTGAAAACCTGCTGGTCCTGTACCTCCTTGAGCACCAGGAGAACCTGTTGAACCTTGAACACCTTGTGCGCCAATTGAGCCTTGAACACCTTGAGCACCTGTAGAACCTTGTGGTCCTTGAAATCCTGCTGGACCTGGAGAACCTGTTGGAGAAGAACCAATACTTCCTTGAGCACCTTGAGCGCCTGCTGAGCCTTGAACTCCTTGAAAACCTGCTGGACCTTGAGCGCCTTGGACACCTTGAGGACCAGTAGGTGAAGAACCTACAATACCTTGTGGTCCTTGAGTACCAGAAGAACCTTGAACTCCTTGAAAACCTGCCGGACCTTGAGCGCCTTGGACACCTTGAGCACCTGTTGGAGAAGAACCGATACTTCCTTGGACACCTTGAGCACCTGCTGAGCCTTGAGCACCTTGCACGCCAGCTGCACCTTGAGCACCTTGAACGCCTTGAGGACCAGTAGGTGAAGAACCTACAATACCTTGTGGTCCTTGGTTGCCTGATAATCCTTGAACACCTTGAAATCCGGCCGGACCTTGAGCACCTTGTACACCTTGAGCACCTGTTGGAGAAGAACCTATAACTCCTTGAGGACCTGTTGGTCCTTGAGCACCAGCAACACCAGCAACACCATTTGATCCTTGAGGACCTTGTGTGCCTTGTAAACCTTGAACACCTTGATAACCAACAACCGAACTTGCAGGACCAATCCATACACCATTACTATTAATAACAGGAGTGGTACCAACAGTTAAACCATTTTTAACAACAAATTTATTTTGATTAGACATTTAACGCCTTTTCTATTTCATCAATTTCTTTTTGTTGTTCTTTAATTGTTTCAATAATTAAAGCAACTATTTTTTCATACTTAACAGTTAAATAATTTTCACCTGATATACTACCATTTTCATTCGTATCAAATGGAGCGGGTTCAATAACTTCAGGTAATATTTTTTGTACCTCTTGTGCAATTAACCCAACTTGTTGTTTGGTATCTTGATAACCTTTTGAATTGGCTAATTGATTAGCTTTATAAAAAATACCGTTCAATGTATATAATTTTTCTCCAGCATTTTTAATATTTTCTATTCCATCTTTTAATCGAATATCAGAATAGTAAGCAGTAATGGTATTTGTTGCTGTTAATGTACCTGTTGAACCAGCTGCAGTTCCTACACCTAATGCACTTGTTGTTGTGCCTAGTGAACCTGAACTGCCTGAAGAACCTTGAGGTCCTGTTGAACCTTGAGCACCTGCTGGTCCTGAACCGCCTTGTGGTCCTTGAGCACCAGCAACACCTGGAACACCTGTTGGTCCTGTACTGCCAGTTGGTCCTTGAGCACCAGGAACACCTGGAGCTCCTGTTGGTCCTTGAACACCTGTTGGTCCTGAACCGCCTTGTGGTCCTTGAGCGCCAGGTGAACCTGTTGTACCAGTTGATCCTGTACCACCCGGTGATCCTTGAGCACCAGCAACACCTGGAGTTCCTACTGGTCCTTGAAAACCTGCTGGTCCTGAACCGCCTTGTGGTCCTTGAGCGCCAGAAACACCTGGAATACCTGTTGGTCCTGTACCTCCAGTACCACCTTGAGCACCAGGAGTTCCAGGAGTTCCCGCTGGTCCTTGAACACCTTGTGGACCTGTACCACCTTGTGGTCCTTGAGCACCAGATGGACCTTGTGTACCTTGAAAACCCGATGGACCTGTTGGACCTTGAGCGCCTTGAGGTCCTTGGACACCAGATGGACCGGTTGTGCCTGTTGGACCTTGAGCACCTGCAGGTCCTTGAGCACCTGCCGGACCTTGTGTACCTTGAAAACCTGCAGGACCTGTACTACCTTGTGGTCCTTGAACACCAGATGGACCGGTTGTGCCAGCCGTACCTTGGACACCTTGAAATCCGGCTGGTCCCTGAGCACCTGCTGAGCCTTGAGCACCTTGCACGCCAGATGAACCTTGAATACCTTGTGGACCTGTTGTACCAGCTGTACCTTGAACACCTTGAAAACCTGCAGGTCCTTGAGCTCCCGCTGGACCCTGAGCGCCTTGAGCGCCAGATGAACCTTGAGCACCTTGCGGTCCTTGAGCACCAGATGGACCTTGAACGCCTTGAGAACCTGTTGGTCCTTGAGCACCAACAGAACCTTGTGTACCTTGAGCACCAGGAGAACCTTGAGCACCTTGTGGACCAGTTGTACCGGCTGTACCTTGGACACCTTGAAATCCGGCTGGTCCTTGAGCACCTGCTGGACCTTGAGCACCTTGGACACCAGGAGAACCTTGAGCGCCTTGTGGACCAGTTGTACCGGCTGTGCCTTGAAAACCTTGAGGTCCTTGAACACCGGATGGACCTTGAACACCTTGAACACCTTGTGCGCCTTGTGGACCGGTTGCGCCTTGAGGGCCAGCAAAACCAGGCGCTGAAACATTATTAGCAGAGCCTATCCATACGCCAGAAGAATTGATGACTGATGCAGTATTAACAGATAAACCGTTTTTTACTACAAAATTAGATGATGTTGCCAAGGTTCACTTTCCCCAAGGTTCTTATTATTATACTACAAGATTTGTTCTTATTAATTTAACTGTTGTTACCGCATTTGTCGGTGTGAATAACAATTGTGCATTACCGCCAGATATATTGGCATCAAATGTACCTAATGATGAACCTGTAAAGATTTCACCGTATTGATTTAACCAAACAGAAGTACCATCATGTAACATTCTCAATTCAATTACATGATATGATGAACCAGAAGTTATTTGTACCTCATATTTAGCAGACCTATATGTTGCAGTAGCAAACAAATCAGCTACTTGATTAGCAGTAGTTGCAGATGTTGTTAATACTGTTGATGTATAGTATGCCGATGTGTTGATTGTAACACCGGTATTTGCTGTTAAGTTTGGTACAATCACATTACCAGTAAAGTTGTCGCCAGCTTTGTTTGCAGGAGTAAATCCTAATGCAGTAGTTACATCACCAGAAGATAATGTTACTGCACCACTTCTTGTATTAAATGTTGTTACTGGTGTTTGATTACTAATTGTGGTAATACGACCATATGCATCAACTTGTAAACTTGGATAACTGTATGTGCCAGCACTTACAGTAGTTGTTGCAAGGTCAAATGTTACTGCACCCGTTGTTGCAGATTGTGTAATTCTACCTGTGTTGTTGGATGTTAATGATTGAACACCAGTATTATTAATGTAGATTGTGCTACCGGTAGAGTATGTTGAAATACCTGTATTACCAGTAAATGTTAATGTGCCACCACCTGCAACTGAACCTGTACCTGTTGTGCCTGCAAGGTTAATTGTTGTTGATACTGCTACATTGGAAGCAGATGTTGCACGACCAAAACTATCAAATGTAATTACTGGAATATTAGTTGAACCACCATATGTTCCTGTTGTTACACCTGATGTTGCTAGATTGATAGTGTAAGTATTACCTGAAGCGGTAGCAATAATTGCACCAGATGTTCCAGAAATACTTTGAACCGAGTTATTTGCTTTTGTAAATGCAGCCGCAGCTGTGTTGGTTACATTAGTAATATTTGTATTCTGTGTATTGTCAACACCTTGTATTACAGTAATTGCACTAGCACTAGTATTTCCTTGAGCATAAGCTGCTTGAGCATACGTTATTGTTGCAAATGTTGTGTTGGCAAATGAACTTACACCATTAGATGCATCAAATGCCGCTTGTGCGGTTGTTGTTGCAGAGTTTGCCTTGTTAAATGCAGCCGTAGCATATGTTGCGGTAGCAAAAGTGGTATTAGCAAACGAACTGGCACCGTTAGAAGCATTGTATGCGGCTTGTGCTAGTGTGGTGGCAGTATTAGCCTGGCCATATCCAGCTGTTGCATAAGTCTGTGTTGCAAATGTGGTGTTAGCATATGAACTTACACCGTTAGAAGCATTATAGGCTGCCTGTGCTAATGTAGTTGCAGTATTGGCCTGTGAATAAGAAGCATTAGAATATGCATAAGGTGCAGCTGCTGTGGTTTGATATGTTTGGTCATAGAACTGAATACCATTGGCTGAATGGAACTGAACATCTCCACCAAACCAACTTAAACCTGAAGCGACTTCAAGTGAATATGTGTTGCCTGCCAAACTTACATTATTACCAGCAGTAGGAGCGCCAGCAATATAAACAGTAGAAGTATTACGATAGGTTACGTTAGCGTTGACAGAGTTTAGATTGACAATACCAAATGATGACATTGAACCTTGTGTAACAACACCATTTGCTGCGGTACTATTATCGTAAATAGTTGCGGCAGGTAATCTAATGAAACCACCAGAAGTAATATCAGTAGCAGAAATAGATTGTGAAGGTGATGCGTAAAACACACCGGCTTTAACTGTTCCGTAAATACCTTCAAAAGTATTTGCGGTAGTAAAATTACCTGATTTATAAAACTCAAAATAACCAGTATCATTTGCACGACCAGCAAAAGCATAGCGTTGTGAAATAACTATTTTACCGCCACTTACATAGGTACCCGGATTACTTGTGAGTGAGAATACAATATATCCTGGACCTGAATTAGTAATAGTTGCAACGGTATTGTAACCTGTTGGATTAAATGCAGTTGTTGTTACTGATAAACCAACCGGTAATGTAATCGATGAGAAAATTCCATCAAAAGTTACGTTTGCAGTTTTGCTTCCACCACCAGTCCAAGTGGCGCCCGTAGCAACAATTTCTGTTTGTCGTGTAAATGTTCCTAAAGCGCCAGTAGTATCAACAGTAGCAGTCAATGCTAATGGGAATGTTACGGTACCTGGAGTAGAAGAAGAAACAGAATATGTTCCATTGAATCCTGATGGAGTTACGCCAGAAACAGTAACTACTGAATTTGCAACCAAATAACCTTGGTCTGTAATATTTAAAGTTGCATATGTTCCGTTTGCAGAACCACCAGTAACAACACGAATACCTGGAGCAGAACTAGAATAGTATTCATAATCAATACCAATATCGTAACCATCATTACTTACAATATAACCTGATGCAGGTGTATGTAACGAAATGATTGGGTTGGAATATTGTGTTGTAGTTGTTGATGTGATATATTGTGTGCCTTGAACAGTCAAGTCA